TTGTTGGCACGGAAAGCCTCAGACAGGTGGTAGTGTATCATGCGCACAGCCCATTTGGTGTCGTCCGCTGTAATACCCAGCTCCTCTGCTTTGTCAATAGTCGAAACAGCCTGTATGGGGGCTGTCCTGAATGCAGCGGGAATGTCAGCCTGTGCAATATAGAATATAATGCCGCTAACATGGTCTTCCCCTGCCAGCGAAGCAGGCACGTTGCCGTCCTGTCGCTCAAAGGTCATACTATTCATTTGCTTACTTTTTTAGTTTGATTATTACATAAATCGCTATCAGTGAAAGAACAAGCCCCGTAACCACTCCAAGCGTACCCATTAGGTTGTCAGTCCATTTGCTGACGCTGGTAGCCTCTACGGTGGCTGCCTGCTGTTCCCAATGCCCTTTGCCCTGCATCTGCATGTCTGTAACAGTCTGCTTGCTCTGCTGTGCCTCTGTGTGTGTAGAGGCTTGCTCCTGCTGCTTCGTGTCTGTAGTTGCATGCTGACGCATTACAGCTTTCAGGGGGTGCAGGTGAGTTTCGGGGTCTGCTGGCTTTTCGGTATCAAACAGTAGCAGGTCTGTTGTCTGTGCGGTGGTCTGTGCTACCATACGCTCCAGCTGAGCTGTCACTGCCTCGTTTGCCGCGCTGTCAATCTGCTGCCTAACCTCACTGCTTACCGTCGTCGTTTGGTTGGTGGCGGTCGTCATCTTCGTACTTTTGCAGCTGACGGCTAACAGGGCAATTGTCAGCATAGCTACAACTCGGTATTTTCTCGACTGCTTTTCTGAATTTGTCAACATCTCTGCGTAAACTTGTTATTTCTTTTTTCAGCGGGGTTACAATGCTCTCTACAAGCAGGTCATTAGCCTTGCGTACATTGTCAAGCTCTGTGGACTTAACGCCCGCCAGCTTTTCGTCAACCGCTGCACGCATGGCTGCTATCTCTTCCTTGTATTTCTGCTTTTGCAGCACGCTGCCTATCCATGCACCTATTGGGGCACTCACGGCAGCTGCTACCGTTGGCAGTATGATTGTAAGTATTTCGCTGTTCATTCATATTACTGTTTTATTCCGATACTCCTAAGCCATGCGGGTACGTCAAACGACGGGCACTCTTTGCCTGCGTTCAGCTCCCTGTGGCCTACTATCCTGACGGCGGGAAAGCGGCGGTGAAATTCCAGCACGTAGCTTTTCAGAGCCTCTTTCTGTGCCTCTGTTCTGGTGTCCTCTGCTTTCTTAGTCTTAGCGTCAATACCGCCCGCATACACAATGTGCCTGCTGACGCTGTTAAAGCCTGCTGCGCCGTTGGTAACTTCCCACTGGTCAACGTTCATGTCCTCGTTATTGTTTACCAGACGCTCAACCTTACCGTCCAAGTGGAAAAGGTCGGTATAGCCTACCTGTTTCCAACCTCTGCCGCCCTTGCTGACGGGCGCAGTGTGCCAGCGGCGTATTTCAGCCGCTGACACCTCACGCCCAGCAGGGGTCGCGGTGCAATGGATTACCAGATACTTTAGGCGTGCCATTCACTTATGCGTTTAGGCCGTAGTGCCGCTGTAGATTGCAGCGCGGGTGTACTTAGCCTTAAGAGGCAGACAGATACCCCACTTACGGAAATTAACGAGGTTGCGGTGGTACAGGGGGTCTTTCTGTGCCTCTGAGAAATAGAACTGCACAGAGCCGTTGGCTTTCATCATGCTGCCAGCGTGGAATGCAACAGAGGCCTGCTTGTCGCCTGCTGCGGCATTTGCGCCCCACTGCTTTTTATTGCCTGCGCTGGTGTATGAGGGCACACCGTCGTACTCGTAGATGTCGAAACCGTAGAGGCGGGCAATCTTACCCTCAGTCTGGTTGATGTTATAAGCCTCACGGAACTTTTGGTCGGTAGCCAGCAAGTCGTTTACGTGCTCTGAGCTTAACACCAGAATGCGGTCTGTCTTAGGCGTTTTCATCTGGTCGAAATGCTTCTTAAGCGTAATAATGTCGTCAGGGCACATGCGCTTACGCGTACCGTCAGCTGCGCCCGTGGTAGCAATAACAGGGGTCTCGCCTGCTACATTACTATTGGGGGCAATAGCGTGGATAGCCTTTTCAAGTACCTTTTCCTTAATGGCTTCACGGTGGCGTTCCTGTACGCTCTGCATCTTATCGTAGCTGATAGCGTGCAGCTCGTCGTCAGTGACGGGGGTAGCCTCAGTGTCGAACTTATCAAGGCTAATAGGCTTGTCAGTGTCCTGTAGTGCGGTAATGCCCAGCGGGTAGGTGGTATTATTGACCAATACGGCGGGGTCGCCTCCAATCTCAGTAAAGTGGATAACGTCGTTATCTACGTATTGATCGAAAGAGCGGATGCGGTCGTACCAGCCCAGCTGTTCGGGGGCTGTGCGGAAAGCCTTAATCATAAAGCCAGTCCACACCTCAGTAAACACACCTGCACACAGGCTGCCTGTAGGCATGAATGCGCCTGCTGCAATGGCAATAGCGTTGCCTACAGCTGCACCCGTCTCAGCAGTGCAGCCAAACACGGCAGTACCAATGGTTGCGCCCATAACACTGTTGACGGCTACGGCAACCAACATGAGGCAAAGGCCTCGCAGAAAAGAAAAATGTTTCATTGCTTCTAATTGTTATTTTAGTTATTAAACCTGTTTAACGGCTGTTTAACGGCTGCTTAACGGCTGTTAGACCTCTGCCAGCTCTACGCCTGTCTCAGCCTTATAAAGGCGGGCGTACTCTTTGGGGTTTTCCGCTTTCAGCTTTTCGGCAGCGTCAGGGGTCAGCTCAGACAGCTTAGACAGCTGGCCTTGCTCATGCTGGCCGCCCTGTGGCGCGTTGTTGTGCTGGTCGATTACGTCTGTAGGCTTACGCTCAGGCTTCATCAATGCCAAAGTCTCGCGCAGGCTGTCAACGCCTACGGCCTTACCCAGCTTGATAAAGTGGTCGCGCTTGTCAGCTGTGACGCGTTTGTCGGCAATGGCAGCGTCAACCTCACGCTCTACCATAGACAACTCTAACTGTTTCGCTTTGTCAGCGTTTTCCTTAAGCAGCTTGATGCGCTCGTGGATTTCCTGCTCGGTGGCGTTCTCGCTCAGACCCAGCAGCTCTAAAGTTTCCTTTTTCATATTACTGTTTTTTGTGTTAATATTGGCCGATGTGTCGGCGTTGTCGTTCACGTTCTCATTTTTAGGTGCTGACAGTTCCAGCAGCGGCAGCAGCTCATGGGGCTGCCCAGCAGACAGCTTAAGCACTGCACCGTTATGCAGCAGCTGTAAAGCGTCGTCGTTGCCGCCAATGTCAACAATGCTTACCTCTGTCAGTATGCTTTGTGTGACAGTGGGGCGCGTCTGACCCTGTAACAGCATGGCGGGGTCGTCGCTTTTCTCTATCAATTCCAATGACGGGCTGCACATGCGCAGGAAACCACGCTCCCATTTGTCAGCTATCTGCTTTGCAAAGGGGTCGTTTTCGTCAAATACGGGCGTGCCTATCAGCCTGTCACCCTCAAAACGCAGGTTTTCGACGCGGCCAATAGGCAGCACGTCAACACCTCTGTTGTGCATATACAGCAGTACGGGGTTTTTCTGGTACTGTTCAATGTTTATGCCCTCTGTCAGCACGCGGTAGCCGTAACAGTTCACGCGGCTGGTACTTATCACCATGTCTTTTGCCATTTCGCTTGCTTTTGGTTTGGTGGTAGCGGCAGGCAGCTGCCGCCCCACGCTGAAAAACTACTAACTCAATTACTAACCTAAAACACTATTTATGACTAACTGTTTACATCAAACACGGCTGCTGCCTGCCGTCTCTGCCCATGAAAAGATTTTGTTGCGGTGGCAGGAGTCGAACCTGCGACCTTAAGGGAATGAACCTCACGCGCTACCACTGCGCCACACCGCGATTTCTGGCACAAAATTGCTAACTTTCGCGCGTCTATACAAAAAGAGTGTAAAGTTTTGACGCTCTTTTTTTATATGTCAGCCTAAATAGCCAATTTTGCAGCGAGAAAACGCGCGAAAGCGCATAATTAAAATTTGACAGTATGAATGACAACAAAAAAGGCAAAGCCGCTTACTAAGCAGCAGTTAGAAGAAAAGAAAGAGTTAGCACGTCTGCTTTACATGCAGGGTGACACGCAAAAGACGATAGCCGAAAAAACGGGTATCTCTGCGCAGACTATCACTAAGTGGGTCAACGACAACGGTTGGTCAGAGCAACGGGCAGCACAAAACATTTCACGCCCTGAGCTGGTAAACAAGCTATTGCGTACCATTGACAAAATGATAGAAAGCGTTAACAACAGCGACGACCCAAACGCGGCAGCGGGTCTCGGCGACAAGCTCGCCAAGTTCTCCGCTACCATTCAGAAACTCGACAAGCACACCAGCATTGTCGATGTTATAGAGGTGTTTATGGCATTCAGCAAGTGGCTGCAATTTCAGGCACAGTTTGACGACGGCATTACGCCTGAGCTGCTGAAAACCATTAACAAGTACCATAACCAATATATTACGTACCTGATGCAAAATAAGCTGATGTAACATGCCACTGAATATTGACAAGCTGACCCCCAAAGAGGCACTCGAAGCGTGGAAGAAACACTGCGAGACGGTACAGGACAGCACAGTAGTAAATAGCCATGAGACGCAGGCGCAGAAAAGTGCCCGCATTAAAAAGCTGTTGGCTGACTATAACGCCTTTGTTGAGTATTATTTCCCACACTATACCATAAACCCGCAAACGGGAAAGCCTACCGCCTGCGCACCATTCCAGATAAAGGCCGCTAACGACGTGCTTAGTGACCGCAATTTTAAGGGTGTAGCCATGTGGCACAGAGGCGCGGCAAAGTCCACACACATGGATATATTTATACCGATGTGGCTAAAGGCTCAGGCGTGGAATGGCAAAGAGCTGCGACAGTTTAACGTCATGGTGCTGGTGGGTAAGTCTGAGGATAACGCCAATACACTGCTGGCAGACGTTCAGGCTGAGCTACAGTATAACCAGCGTTATATTGCTGACTTTGGCCAGCAGTACAATAGTGGCAGCTGGCAGGATGGTGAGTTTGTTACAAAAGACGGTACAGCATTCTTTGCACGCGGTCGCGGTCAGTCTCCGCGTGGTTTGCGTTACCGCTCGCACCGCCCTGACTATATTGTTATTGACGACCTCGACGACGACGAATTGTGCGAAAGCCCCGCCCGTGTTACAAAGCTCACTGATTGGGTACTTACTGCCCTGTACGGTGCTTTAGACGGTGGTCGCGGTCGTTTTATCATGGTGGGCAACCTCATTGCCAAAAACTCTGTGCTGGCCAACATTGCCGCGATCAAGTCTTTTAAGGTTACTAAGGTCAATATCATTGACAGCCACGGCAACGTATCATGGGCGGCCAAATGGTCAATAGATGAGGTACGCACCAACATTCAGCAGGTAGTAGGCTACAGACGCTTTCAAAAAGAATACATGAATAACCCCATTGTAGAGGGCGCAGTATTCCGTCAGGATTGGATAAGGTGGGCAAAGAGGCCTGCATGGAAAGACTTTACAGAAATTGTACTGTATATCGACCCTGCATGGAAAAGCACCACCAAAAACGACTATAAGGCTGCAAAGCTGTGGGGTAAGACAAAGAAAACGCAGCTGTGGCATTTGCGTGCATTCGTCAGACAGGCTACTGTTGCCGAAATGATACGCTGGTGCTACGACCTTTACGAATGGGCGCAGGATATTGGCATAGCTATAAAGTTCTATATGGAGGCCAACTTCATGCAGGACGCTTTGTTAGACGACTTTACGACAGAGGGTGAGCTACGCGGCTACCAGCTGCCTATCATTGGCGACAAACGCAAAAAGCCTGACAAGTTCCTGCGTATTGAAAGTATAGCACCGCTTTGGGAGCGCGGCTTCGTCTTTTACGACGACAGCCAGAAAGACGACCCCGACATGCTGGCAGGCTTAGACCAAACGCTGGCATTCCAAAGAGGTATGCGCGGACATGACGACGCGCCCGATGCCGACGAGGGCGCATTATCCATACTGCAAAAGCACTCACGTATAACCAGTTTCGAGCCGTCTTTCGGCAGACGCAGAAACGCAAAAAATGTATCATGGTAGATTTTCAGAAACTCATTAAGGCATGGCTTTTCGACTACCGCAAAAACCGTGCTATCAAAAAGGCGCAAAAGCTCGCCACCCTCAATCGTCGTAAGTACCTCGTATTAGTCTCTGCTGGTAAGCCTGTAGTGGTCAGTATGCAGGGCGTGCGTAAGCTGATTAAGCAGCACCGCTTTACTAAGGGCTTTACAGCAGAGAAAGCCAGAGAGATTGCAATATTTGAAGCATTACCAAAAACAACTGCCTAATGTTCCTGACCGAAGATGACTATAAGAGCGTATGCGACGACTACGAGTTTGAACAGTTGCAGGCCAACACTGCCATACGCCTGACTGCTGAAAAGGCAGCCATTGAGGAAATAAAGAGCTACACAGCACACCGCTACGACATGCAGCAGGCTTTTGCCGCTGAGGGTGACGACCGTAACCCCATGCTGGTGCAGTGCGCTGTCAATATAACGCTCTGGTTAATGATACACCGCCTACCTCAGAGCATGGGGCATGAGCGGCGCGAATGTCTCTATAACGACAGTATTAAGTGGCTCAAAGACGTACAGGCCAGCAAAGCACGCCCAGACCTGCCAACGTACACAGACGAAAGCGGCG